ATCAAACGGTGGTGGATCGAGAGGATCGTCACTGAGTTGAACAAGGGCAAGGAAAACGAGTCGTCTGCGAGCCGCGCGCTGCACACGAACTCTCCCGAGGTGCGTGCAATGCAAGGCAGGACACGCACGCAGTCCCCAAGCCGCCTCAGGCGGTTTCAGTGAGGCCTATTTAGGGTCATGGACGGCGTCGACACCAAGGGACCCATCACTGAGCTGAAGCTGAACCTGCTCGGGAAGATCTTCTTCACGGCGGCAGCAGCCTGGCTGGTCGGCAGGGCCATCAACATGAAAATCCGGGGCACTCCTGAGGAGGTCCAGGCCGTTGCCAATGCGATGATGGCTTCGAGGCGGTTCCAGGAGGAACTCAACCGTCCCGGAGCCACTGTCGAGAGCGTCATGACGAAGCTGAACCTGAAGCACGCAAGTGCCAGGGAGTTTGAGCGGATCTTGGGCGTCCCCTGGCCCCTGTGACCTACTTTTCAGCAGGTGGGTGACGCGTGCCGTCCAAAGACGAACTCTCGGAACAGCTTGGGCTGACGACGAAGCTGGCCGCTCAGGTCGAGCGGATGGCGGTCGCCGCTGAGAAGCTGGAGGCGTCGTACAGCGCACAGACGCAGACCCTGACGCAGCTCGCACAGGCGATCGGTGCCATCAACGTCCAGAACCTGACCCAGGGCATCAACGGCCTCAACGACTCGCTGAAGACCATGCAGACCAACATGGACAAGGCGGGCAAGTCGGGCGAACAGAACTTCAAGAAGTTGGGCAAGGGCGTCCTCGACGCCAGCAAGAACTTTGCGGACAAGTTTCCGAAGGCTGCTGCGGTTGCGACCGGTGCGCTGACGGGCTTCTACCAGGGCATCAAGAACGTTGTTGCGATGTCGAAGGGCATCGCTGGTTTTGCCACTAGCTTTGTCGACGGGTTGGCCAACATCACCGCATCGATCCTTGCTATCCCGATCAAGATCTTCAGCGGTCTCATCGACATGGCGGCACAGTCAGCGGGCGGCAGCAACGAGCTGATGCAAGCGCTGGAGAATCTCCGCAAGGAGTTCGGCGCCTTCTATGCCCCCACCAACAAAGCCATCATCGACACGACGAAGAGCTTGACTGGGTTCAAGGACACAGGCCTCAGCGCCTGGCGCGTCTTCGGCAACATGGCTGATCGCCTGAAGTACATCGGCGAGATGGCCAAGGAGATGGGCGGCGCTTTTTCAAAGCTCCGTGAGGAGATGGAGACGAACGGTGGCGCGATCCTAGCCTACCAGAAGGGCCTCGGCCTTGCGGGCGAGGATATGAAGGCGGTCACCATGAGGTCGGTGTCGATGGGCAAGAAGACCAGCGACAACCTCAAGGACATGACCAAGTACTCGTACGAGCTCGGCGAAGCGTTCCAACTGGACGCTAAGCTGATCTCTCGAGACATGGGCAAAGCGCTCGGTGACGTGGCCCACTTCGGCGGTGCGACTGTCAAGCAGATCGGTGAGGCATCGACGTACGCGCGCAAGTTGGGTCTCGAACTGAAGGACATCACCGGCACCCTTGACGCGTTTGACACCTTTGACACAGCGGCTGAGAACGCTGCCAAACTGTCACAGTCGATGGGTGTCCAGATCGATGCCTTTGAGATGATGAAGGCACAGTCGCCCGCGGAGCAGCTGGACATGCTGCGTAAGAGCTTCGCCAAGGCGGGCGTCGACGCAAGCCAGTTCAACCGTGCCCAGCTGAAGCTGGTCGCTTCGACGACGGGCCTCGACGAGGCAACCGTCCAGTCGGCGTTGTCGATGAAGAACCAGGGCCTCTCGATGGAGCAGATCCAGAAGAAGAGCGCCATGGCCGAGAAGAAGACCCTGACGCAGGCCGAAGCGATGGGCAAGCTTGCCGACGCCATCGAACGCATGGTCCAGACCGGCGGCGCCATGGAGGGCGGCTTCTGGGCGATGTTCGTCAAGGGCATCAAGAACGGCCTGATGTCGAGCAAAGAGTTCTACACCATGATGCGGGAGATCCAGATCGCCCTGCGTCAGGTGTACATGGAGGGCGTCAAGCTCGGCAAGGAGCTCGTCAACCTCGTCCCCGGCTTCAAAGAGCTGTTCGGAGGCCTCGTCAAGGTCTTCAACCCGAGGGCGATCACCGACCTGTTCAAGGGCATCCGCGAAGCTGTCGAGAAGTTCTTCGGCAAGAATGACGACCCCGAGAACCCCGAGAAGGGCTCGCTGCCCGCGCTGGTGAAGCACCTCCAAGAGGTGTTCTTCCACTTCTTTGACCGTGAGGGCGACGGTGCGAAGGAGATGATGTCGGGCTTCAAGAAGTTCTTCAAGTTCATGGCTGACCTGGCGGGCCAGGGCATCAAGCTGATGGGCCACGTCATTGCCGAGGGTGCGAAGGGCATCCTTGCCTACCTGACAGGAGACAAGAAGATCGAGGGTGTCGGCGGCGCGGTCTCCGGTGGCCTCGGCTTCCTGAAAGAGGTCCTCGACCCGATCATTGACGGGTTGAAGACAGCCTGGGAAGAGATGAAGGAGCCGTTGAGGGCCCTGGCCAAGAAGGTCTGGGAGATGATCAAGGACTTCTTGTGGGAACACAAGGGGATCGTCATCAAGGGCATCGGCGCGCTGGTTCTGACTGCCTTCGGGCCCGCGGTCACCCGTTCATTGCTCGGCGTCGGTGTCAACATCCTCGGCAAGGGCATCAAAGACATGCTGTTCGGTGCAGTCAAGAAGGGCACCGAGGGCATGGAGGGCATCGCAGAAAAAGTCGCGGGCGGTGGGGGTGGCCTCCTCAGCAAGATCATCGGCCCCATCATGGGCAACCCCTACGTGGCCGCCGCCGCCGCTGTCGCTGCGTTGGGCGTCGTCGGCACCGGCTTCAGCAAGGGCGTCGAGAAGTTCAAAGATAAGATCGCTAAAGACATCGGCGATGACAGCGACAAGAAGATCGGTGCAGCGACCGCGGGCCTCATCCAGCTGCTGTCCTTCGGCAGCCTCAGCGACGAGGCAGCCCAGGGCATGGCCGAGAGCTTCGCCAAGTACAGCGACCAGTTCAACAAGGTCATTGAGAAAGTCTTCGGCAAGGACTTTGCCAAGGACCTCAAGGCGCTGATGAGCAACACGTTCGACAAGCTCATCGACATTGGAGACTTCTTCCGCAACTTGTTCAGCGGAGACATCGGCGGCGCCGTCAAGTCCTTGGGCAAGCTCCTGTGGGACATCGGCACCGGTGCCATCATGCAACTCAAGTTCGTCTTCTTGACGCTGCCTGAGAAGATCCTGACGTGGCTGAGCGATGGCATCACTGCGCTGACGGACTGGTTGGACGGCTTGTTCCAGCCCGACACCGACGGCAGCGTCATTGACAGCCTGCTCGACGGCATCAAGAAGATCGGCGAGTACGTGTTGCCGCTGGTCAGTGACATCCCTGAGCGACTGCTGACGTTGCTCGGCAACAAGCTCGTCCCGGCGCTGCTGCGGATCACTGGCACCCTGTTGGGCCTCCTCGAACGCATCCCAGCCAAGATCTTCGAGCTCATCTCTGACGGGTTCAAGTACCTGTTCGGCAGCGACAACTGGGCCAGCAAGTACATCTTCGATCCCGTCGCCGACGCCCTCTACGAGGTCGGCAATGCCATCCCGTTCTTCTTCAAGTACTTGGGCAATGCCCTGAGCTCAGGCATCGACTTCCTCAAGGCAAAGGTGAAGGGTGAGGACACCAGCAAGATCCAGGTGTTCCCTGACATCGGTCAGGAGTACGACAAGTACAAGGCTGCGTTGAAGACAACGACGAAGGCTGTGGTCGATGACAACAAGAACGCCCAACAGCAGATCGCTGACGCTAGCAAGGCGCCTGGAGGTCCTGGTGCTGAGAAGACCGATGTCGGTGGCTTCCTCCACAAGGCAACGGAAACGATGGATGACCTGTCAAAGGTCAAGACAAGCCTGACGAAGGTCACTGAAAAAGATCTAGCAGCAGTGAAGACTGCGTTCCAGAAGGTCTTCACCATGTTTGGTGATGAGAAGGAACTCCAAGAGAACGTCTCCAAGTCTGACTCTATCAGCAAGGCCTTCGGCGCGCTCAGCAACATCGCAACGTCAGCTGTCAACATTTCGTCGGTGGTGACAGGAGACAAGATCAAGAACTTGCCCATGTCATTGATGTTCCTGCAGCAGGCGACCGGTGCCGTCAAGCGGATGGTCACCGACAAAGACATGGTAGTGCCCGCTGAGGCGATCGCCAACATCGCCAGCGTTGGCAAAGCGTTCGAAGGCGTGCAACAGGTGGGCCTAGCGTTCAAAGACATGTCTGACGCTGTCGTCAAAGCGACGGGCAACATCAAAGCTGGCGGCATCGCTCCTGCGCTTGAGGCAGTGCAGAAGATGGTGAAGGTTGCCAACGACCTCAACGATGCACTGGCTGACGGCAAGCTCAACAAGATCGACGTCAAGGCCAAGCTGGAGAACGTCGCCAAGGCCGTCGGCTTGGGCGGCAAGGCGACATACACCGTCAACCCCAGCAAGGCGATCCAGATCACGGTCAACATGGAAGTGACGATGGACGTTGACAAGGTCGAGAAGGTCATGATCCTGCGCCAGGGCAGCATCATCCGTGACCGCCTCGACTTCGCGGGGCTGAACCCCGACAAGAAGATCGACAACCCACTCAGCGGCTACAGCCGCGAGGACACTGTCCCGGCTCCGCACACGGCCGGTGCTGGTTGATGTAAGATCTCAGGCATGAAGAACCGTGAAGACTTTCTCAAGCGTCTTCGGGAGGATCCCGCCTACCGTGAGGCCCTGGGACGCGCAAAGAACGCAGCGGAGAGGAAGTTCATCCAGAAAGTCGTGGAGGACTTCGTCGGGCCGTTTGCTGACATCCTGGGACCTGCCATCGAGCAGGTTGAGAAAGATCCTGAGTTCGCGGCCAAACTTGGCCAGGCACTGGTTGAGAAGCAGAGCGTACTTAGCCAGCAGAGCCAGACACCGACCTCTGGTTCCATCGCCTGAGACCCATGGCAGACCCTGGAAAGAACCTGAACACCGGCGACAACGGCTTTCCCCTCAACGGGCAGAAGCAGACGTACGACGTCGGCGTCCCTGACAACGAGGCGCAGGTCAACGGGATCCCAGGCTATGGGACCTACGTTCCCGGTGTCGATGTCAGCGATGGCTACCAGGACTCATCGGGCAAGCCGAAGGACCTGTCGACGCCCACCAAGACGACGCTGGCCCAGTACCTCAGCAAGCTGACGATGGGCAAGGAGGGTGCTGCACCCGGGAACGCTCCGCCGGTGCCCAATCGCTACCCAGTCGGCGACGGTTCTGCAACGCTGAACACCGCTACGACGACGGATTCGAGCGGCTACCCGGTGCCGCCGACGACACCGAGGAACCCGCAGACGTTCACAAACGGCGATGAGTCTTCATTCGACTACTTGAGCGATGCCGGCAAGACCGTCTACCCCGTGCAGTTCAAGAAGGGCCTCGGCAGCAGCAACCAACCCGACGGGCACGATCTGCTCGCCGGCGTCACTGGCAACTCGACGTCTGTCGCTTCAGATGTGACGAAGCTCGTCGGTGATGCACCGACGACCAAGGTGACGTCTGTCTCCGGCCACGCAGACACCAGCGCCAAGATCATCGGTCCGTACACGTCGGCAGTCCTGTCCCAGAACCGCTTCACCAACTCGAACGCCGCGTTCGCTCAGGTCTCAGACGTCACTGACCCAGGAAACGGGTATGACCCGTCGCTGACGGTGCAGAACAAGCTCGGTGAGTGGGATGCCGAGGGGACCAACAGCACTTCGTACTCGATGGGTCGTTTGGCGACGATCGGTCCGTTGCTGGGACTCCGTGCGACCAACACCCTGGGCGCTGGCAATGCGGGCGCTGACCCGAACTCGGGAGGGATGGAAGCTGCAGCGTTGCTGCCCAGCCTGACGCAGATCGGTACGTCGCGGGTTGACCCGCGCTCGTTGCTGGCATCTGACATCTTGAAGACCCTGACGACCGACGAGGTCCCGAGCTCCAACATCATCAGCCCAGGCGGCGACTCATGGGGCCAGCTCAACGACGTCAACGATCCGTACAGCGGAACCAACGCTCTGGGCATGGTGACGCTGACGCTGGCACTCGTGGCGGCTGTCCAGGTCATCCTCGGCGCTCTCGGCGTGTTGTTGGGTCTGGTGACCCCGCAGACGAAGGTCGCCCAACGTGACAGCATCGGTCGTTACGCAGTGGGCCAGTACTTCCCGACCAGCAAGCCGCCGAACGCGGTGTCTGGGGGCGGTCCTCTCGGCGCGATCAGCGCGATCGCATCGTTGAACTTCGGAGCGTTGCTGGGCATCAACCCGACGGTGTTCCCGCTGTCACAAGCAATGAACTCGGGCCTCGCCGCGTTCTACGGCCTGCCCCAGCCCTCGGGCGGTGGCTTGAGCTTCAGCCTCAGCCTCAGCACCGCGACGGACTCACCCGGCTTCTTGGTCAACGTCTCACGTTCGATCATCAGGGGCTTCGTCGTCATCGGGCAATCGTTGTCAAAGATCGGCGGCAACCCGATGAATGTCATCAACGCCATCCTGTCGATGATCGACACCATCCGATCATCGAAGGTGATCGCTGCGATCAACGTCTGGGCCCAGCTGGGCGACCAGATCCTGACGCTACCGGGTGCCTACACCGACAAGGCAGCCAAGGGCGGCACCAAGATCTCAGAGCTGGACCAGCTTGATGACTCGCTGACGTCGGGGATCGGCAAGAGCAGGATCTCGAACTCTCTGAAGCTGTCGTGGGCATCCAACCGGGCCCGTGCCAACCTGCTGATGCCCAGCACCATCGCTGCAGCAGGCGTCAACGTGACGGGCTTGGGCCAGCACGACATGTGGGTGGGTGTCAAGCAGGATCCACTCTCTCGCGTCCAGACGACCGTCGTTGATCCGACGGCGGGTGGCCGCATTGACTCAGCAACGGCGGCGCAGTTCGAAGCGACGCTGGACGCTGAGTACGTGCCCTTCTACTTCCACGACCTCAGGACGAACGAGATGGTTGGCTTCCATGCCTTCCTGGCGTCCCTGAACGATGATTTCGCGGCAGCATACGAGAAGTCGGAGGGCTACGGCCGTGTCGATCCTGTCAGGATCTACAAGTCGACCGAACGCCGCATCGGGATGTCCTTCTACATCGCCGCGACCAGCGAACCCGACTTCGATGAGATGTGGGTCAAGATCAACAAGCTGGTGACGATGGTCTACCCGCAGTACACGCAGGGCGTGCAACTCTCGAACGGGCAGTACACCTTCAGCCAGCCCTTCAGCCAGCTCATCGGAGCATCTCCGTTGATCCGTATCAGGCTTGGCGACCTGTTCAAGAGCAACTACAGCCAGTTTGCTCTGGCGCGATTGTTCGGCTTGGGCAACGCCAACTTCAAGATCAACAGCTACCAGAGCACTGACGCGGTCTCCCAAGACGAGACCGACGGCTATGCACAGAAGTTGGTCAACGCCCTGGGCAGCCCCAACGGGGAGACATACTACGTTGCGCCGGGTTCGTACCCTCTGTACGTTGCGCCCAGCACCAGTCTTCCCATCCCCAACCCGTTGGGTGGCAGCTCGACGCCAGCACAGAACGCGCCGCTGTTCATGCCCCAGCAGGCCCACATTCCGAACCTGCTGACAGTGAAGGCGGTGAAGACGCTGGCGTCTGACTCGGCGACACCGTCGACTGACACTGATCCGGGACCGCTGGTCTGTGAGGTCCAGGTCAACGACGATCCCAAGTTCACAGCGGCCAACCCATCGGCGATCGCCGCAGCAGCCGCAGAGTTCGGCAACACCGACAAGATCATCCGCAACGTGATCGGCGGCCAGTACATCATCCCCGTCTATGCGCTAACGCCGACTGACAAGACGAAGGCGAACCTGGTCCAACAGGCTCACTCGCCATCGACCTCGGGAGCGACCGACCTGACTGACTTCCTGTCTCCGAAGAACAACGCAGTTGCCAAGTCGTTCGCTGACACGGGCGGCAAGGGCCTGGCGGGCTTCATCGAGACGATGAGCTTTGACTGGTATGACAAGGTGACGTGGGAACTGCACCAGGACCGCGTCGCCCCCAAGCTGTGCAAGGTCACGCTGACCTTCGCTCCGATCCACGACATCTCTCCGGGCATCGACCACATGGGCTACAATCGTGCACCGCTCTACCCGGTGGGTCCGATGGCTCAGGGCTACGTTCCGCCGTCTTCTTCATGAGGTGATCGATGCCCGCTAGCAGGTACACACGAACTCCGATCCTAGCCTTCGGCCAGCAGTACGGCACCGGCCGCGCTCAGGCGGCGATTCGTTCAGCGATCAAGGCTGGCGTGATCCAGGCGAACACGATCGTCCTCCGGGGCCGTGAACGACTTGACACCATGGCGGGCGTGTTGTACGGTGATGCCAGGTACTGGTGGGTCTTGGCAGCGGCTAGCAACATCGGTTGGGGGCTTCAGGTGCCTCCTGGAACAATTCTCACGGTGCCCAACCTGGTGCAGGTCACCGCGTTGGTGGCCTGATGCCCGACTTCACCACCATCGAAGGTGTCTTCACTTCGTTCTCGCCCAGCGACATGCTGGGGACGGTAACGCCCAACCTGGGCCAGGACCCGAACTTCCCGGACACCAACGCTTTCAAGCTGCTCCTGGAGATCCTTGAGAACAGCGGCAAGGGTGTCTACACGACCGCCGACATCATCGAGAAGATCGGAGCATTGGGGACTGCGCCCGATGGGTCAGCACCCCAAGACCTGTCGCAGTACCTGTCGTTCTACTCGACCCAGGGACCCATCCCGGCTCTCAAGAAGGCCGACTCTGCCGACCAGGACTCGTACATCGGTCCTGACGGCACACCCCAGAAGCTTGGGGATGCTATCCAACAGATGTTGGGTGCTGACTTCACGCTGGACATCGGCGCTCAGCCTGTCAAGGTCGACGTGTCGATCATCTGCAGCCGGTCGCCCTTCTTCAGCCCGCAGACCCGCAACTGTCACAAAGTCGAACCGTTCCTCAACAACATGCCATCGACGGTGCTGTCACAGATGGTGCCGTACCTGCAAGTCGAGTTCATGATCACTCGACCGACCAGCGCGTTGGGACAGCTGCAAGCAGCAGGCCTATTGAAGTTTCTCCAGGGAGCTATCTCGACGGCCGGCGCTGACAACCCGCAGAACGCAACCGACGCGATGATCGGGGCCCACCAAATTGGTTCCACGACAGGGGCTGACGGCAGCGTGGTCTCGCCGGAGGTTGACTACGCCGGCATGGAGATGTTCACGTCTCCGCAGACGTTGTACAACCCGCAGCCGAACGTCGTCAGCGCAACGACGGGCGGAGCGCGGTACGCCGACGTCATCGACCCGACTCGCCCGTTTGCATCGCTGGAGCACGCAACGATCTCTATCGTTCCTGCCGGGGCGGGTTTCTACACCTACAAGAAGGCGTCGTTGCAGATCAAGATCCACGATCGCTCAAGGTTGAGTGAGATCAGCGACCTGATCCGGCCACGTGTCTACACTGGCGTCACTGTCTGGATGACGTACGGTTGGCGCGCTCCCATCCGCACACAATCAGGTGCGAACCCGTACTTCGACTACGTCAACAACAACATGATGATGCGAGAAGCATACGGCATCATCAACAGCAACTTCACCTTCAATGCGGTCGGTGAGGTCCTCCTGACGTTGGAGCTGTTCACCAAGGGTGTCCAGGAGATGCGCCAGTCGAAGATCAGCGACAACCGGAACGATGCCCAATTCAAGGTCAAGTCTGCGCGCCAGGCCGGCGAGGAGATCGCCGACCTCTTCGTCGCCTGTGGCCTGGACATGACGGGCCAGGGTGGCAGCGGACCCAGCTTGAACCGTGACACTCGAGCCTTCATGGTGCTGGATGCGATGGAGCAAGGCCAGTTGCCCGACCTGTCGCCGAGCAACCTTGACCAGGCCATCGCCCAGCTCTTGGGCATCTTGAGGAAGACGAAGGGAGTCGACCAAGCTAAGGCGACGCAGTTGATCACGGCGATGAAGAACTACCGTGACAACTACACCAAGGTCGACAAGACATCGAAGTTCGCGTACAACCCGCAGACCGTCAGCGATACCGTCAAGAAGATGTTCGATGAGATCTACACGGGTGCAGATCCGTTCTTGCCCGTGTCTCTCAAGTCCAAGGTCGACGGGTCCGACGCCCTGAAGGCTGCACTGGCTAGCTACATCAAGGCACCCGCCAGCAAGGACTCCAAGCTCTACAAGCGGGTGGTGTCGTTCGGGAAGCTGTTCATGGTCTTCGCCGGGCGGAACCTGATCAGCGCCGGCGAACTGGGCACTCACGACGAGCTCCAGATCTTCTTCTACCAGCTGAACGAGCAGTGCGGCCCAGCGTCCAGCATCTCGATCGCATCGTTCCCAATCGACATGATGATGTTCGCGGATGCGTACCGTGAGTTCGTCATCCGGACGGGCGGCGAGAACATCACGCTGGAAGACTTCATGGGACTTGTGGTCAACTCGCAGTTCCTCGACGGCCGCAACCTGGCCTACGGCCTGAAGAACGCCTACGAGCCTTACAACAGCGAGAACCCTGAAGCCAAGATGAAGGACAAGCAGGGGAACACTCCGTCGTACATGGACAACTGGATGAAGACCTACGGGACCTTCAAACAACCACAGATCGACATGTACATCGAAGTGTCGCACCAGCGCCCCAGCAGCGACGTCGGCACCCAAAGCGACATCCTGCAGCTGATCAACTACTCAGCGAAAGACGCGACGACGATGCCTCCCAAGGCAGCCCTGGGTGCAGCGTGCAAGCGCATCATGCGGGTCCACATCTTCGACAAGACGTTGAACCCGTACAAGGGTGCAGCGACGTTGCTCCGCAACGCGAATGACTTCGTTGCCGTCCAGTCATCGGCGGCCAACCCACAGCTGACTCCCGACCAAGGCCAGCAGATCCAGAATTTTGCACAAGCGAACTCGCAGGTTGCTCCGAGCGCAACAACGTCGGTCGACAACAAGATCGGCGTTGCCGTCCTGCAGCAGCCCGCTTCGTACCAGCAAGCCAAGGACATCGTGTCGAAGCAGGTGCCGACCATCCGCTACGGTGCCAACGGGACGACCATCGTTGCGGCGAACCTGGCCTCCAAGGCAGACCCGCGAGTGTCATCGGTCCAGATGCAACGGACGATGAACATCAGAAACGACGCTCACCCTGCGGGAGGCGGCGAGCGCGGCTTTCCGATCCGCGTCATCCCAGCGATGCTCAACATGACAACGTTGGGGAACCCGCTGGCGACGATGGCCCAGATGTACTTCATCGACTTCCAGACGGGCACAACGCTGGACAACCTCTACATCGTCACCGGCCTGACCCACACCATCAGCCCGGGCAAGTACGAGACCCAGTGGCAGTTCGGTTACGCTGATGCTTACGGAGTCTGGGAGGGCGCACAGCAGCTCAACACCTGGGTCGCCAGCTTGTCGGAGAAGGTTCCCGGCCAAAAGGGCTAATGTAGAAGGCGACGTGGTGCTGTACGATGAGGCGGTGCCACGCCTGTGCATCGACAGCCGACTTCTCGGTACTGACAAGCACCTGGTCGTCGACGAGGGGACGTTCGAATGGACGGACACGGTCCCCGGCGAGACCTGGTGGCTCGACGGTCGTTTCAAGGACGGCAGCGACTGGTGCTTGGACACTGCGTTGCGGCTTGGGAACACCAAGCTGGTGACTTCGCCTCCGAAGCGATTCGTCACCGCGATGTCGCAGTTGTCGGGGTCGCTGGGCAACGCTCCGGTGCCCTGGCAGAAGGTGATGCCAGCTGCGGAACACCGTGCCTTCACCAAAGCGCTGGTCGAGGGGACGGTGGTTGCCATGGCCGAGGCGCCGCTCGATTATTACAGGGCGGTCTGGGTGCCGGGAAACCGTGTCTTCCGCAGCCTGAAGCCCATGGCGGTGGACGGAGCGCGGTGGCGTGACCTAGTCGTGGCAGGAGAGGGGAACGTGCCCGCGATCAAGTCGTTCCAGCCCGGAGAAGACGGCTTTGCGCAGCCGATCGTGTACGATCGATTCGCTACCTGCACGGGTCGGCTGACGGTCGCCAGCGGGCCGCAGATCCTGACGTTGAAGAAAGAGCACCGCGATCTGATCCGGTCGAGGCACGGTGACAAGGGCCGGGTCTTCGCTCTGGACTTTGCTGCTCTTGAAGTCAGGGTCCTGTTGTACGAGTTCGGTCGCAAGTGTGAGGAGACAGATCTGTACGGCATGATGGCCCGAGAGCTGGGCCGCGATCGGAAGGTCGTCAAGGGCGCGGTCATCGCGATGCTGTACGGGATGAGCGACTACATCCTGGGGAAGCACCTGGGTATGCAAGGCAAGGAGCTGAAGTCCTTCCTCAAACAGGTGAGGCTGTACTTCAGGACCGACGAGCTGTTGAAGCGCGTGAAGGCACAGTTCGTGGCGACCGGCTACCTGGAGAACCGTTATGGGCGGCGGGTGCTGGTGGACGAACCGCTGGACCACATCCTCATCAACTACTATGCTCAATCGACGGGCGTCGACGTCACCATGATGGGTTTTGCCCAGGTGATTGAACGGCTGGAACAGACAGCACCCCAGACAGTTCCCGTCGGAACACTCCATGATGCCCTCTTCCTTGACGTCCACCTCGATGAACTGGAAGAAGTGCAGAAGGTGACCGACGTCAGGGTCAAGGGCTACGTCCAGCACTTCCCGTTGCGGCTTGAGCCAGTGTGTTGAACAAGGTCGGGCGTCGCCGTACGATCGGGCCATGTCGTTGACACCGGAAGAGATCGAGCAGAACTGGAAGAAGTTCCGTGGGCTTTGCGACAAGTGCCCGACACGTGGAAAGTCGCTGAGCGAGATGCTCGATGAACTCGAGGATCGCTTGGTCTTGTGTCCGGCATCAGCGAAGCGCGACTACCACGGGGCATTCCCCGGTGGGTTGGTCGACCACAGCCTTCGGGTGCTCAACAACCTCGTCATCCTCAACAACGCTTACGGCTGGAAGCTGAACAAGGAGTCGATGATCATCTCGGCTCTGTTCCATGACATCGGCAAGGTGGGCCTGCCCGGCAAGGGCGCGGAGAACGACTTCTACCTGGCCCAGACCGACGCTTGGCGCGCAGACAAGATGGGCGAGGAGTACAGGTACAACGACGATCTTCCCTACTTGTCGACGCCTGACCGCTCACTGTTCGTGATGCAGCACTACGGCATCCAGCTGTCGGTCGACGAGTTCCTGGCGATCAAACTCAACGACGGCTTCAAGCCCGAAGAGAACGGGCGCTACTGCTTGAAGATCAAGCCCCTCGTCTACGGCGTCCAGACCGCCGACTACATCTCGACGATGGAAGAGAAGCCGGGCAACATCTGGCCGATCGAATGAGCCACACCTGCACGCCCTGGAACACGATCGAGGGTCTTGCCTCGCGGAACAACTGCACGGCGTGCAAGGCTCAGGCCAGCGTCGAGTGTACGTGTCCTGACTGGTGGTTCCCTAGCGACCGCCGCGAACAACTGAAGAAGTTGCCCCACGGACTGGGCGGCATGCTGGCCCATCACAGCAGCTGTGCGAAGGCAAAAACCTGAGGCAAGACCGTCCCGACCGCCTATTTAGATCATGGGCACGAAACTGCTCATGCGTTACATTAGGGAAGTGGTCGAAGGTCACCTGGCAAGGGTTCCAAACCAGCTCGTGTCGGACGGAAGTCAAGAAGGCTCGACGGAAGAGGCGACTGAGGAGATGGACGAGTTTTCAGCGGTTGGCGGCGGTGGTATCGCAGGATACACGGCACCTCTCGGCATGGATCCCGATCGTCTCGGTAGAAAGAAGAACAAGCCTCATCGGAAGTGACCTCGGCTGCGCAGAGAAATCTGCGCAGCCGCTTGAACTTAAGCGGATCAAAGGATGTAAGATCAACGTCACCGGCACTGATGCCCGGAAACGTCGATCTGACGTAGGAAAGAAGGAAAGAGGACAGAATCATGGCAACGAATCTCGAGGCAATTCGCAAGCGCGTCGCGGAGCTCAACGGACAGCGCAGGAACTCGAATGTGCAGCTGTGGAAGCCGGAGCAGGGCCTTTACAAGGTCCGCTGCGTTCCCTGGCCCGCTGCGGTACTGAGCGATGATGGCACGCCGTTCATCGAGCGTCGCTTCTACTACATCGGGGACAACCCGCGCATCCTGGCACCGAGCCAGTTCAAGAAGCCGGACCCGATCAACGACCTGCTCCGCAAGCTGTTCAGCACGGGCAAGGCTGAGGACCGTGCCCTGGCGAAGAAGCTGATGCCGAAGATGACCGCGTACGCCGCGATCATCGTCCGCGGCAAGTGCAACGACCAGTGGGAGCTCATCGACAACCAGGAGTCGAAGGGCGTCCTGGTGTGGAGCTTCAACAAGTTCATCTACCAGCGCATGCTCGGCTTCTTCACCGATGCCGAGGTGGGTGACATCCTCGACCCGCAGGGCGGGTTCGACCTCAAGGTGACCATCAAGCCGTCGGGCAAGAAGTTCAACGGCAAGGAGGTCATGGACACCGTCATTGACGCCGCTCGCAACCCGAGCCCTCTGTCGAAGGACCCGGAGCAGGCCAAGAAGTGGATGGACTCGGTGCCCAACATCGATGACATGTACCCGCAGAAGACGGCCGCTGAGATCGAGAAGGTCCTCAACGACTGGCTCCAGGGCGGCGGCGCAGCCGACACCTCCAGCGAGGGCGAGAGCCGCGGTGACAAGCCGCAGGACGAGCTCGACAAGCTGGTGAACGAGGTCAAAGCCGAGGTGAAGCCGGCAGCGAAGGCTGAGGCTCCCAAGGCTGAGGCAGCGAACGGCAAGGGCAAGCGCGGCAAGAAGGCCGACGCGGACGTCGATTCGGAAGCGCCCACGGGCAAGAAGACCTCGCTCGACGAGGCCTTCGATGAGCTGACGAAGGACGACTGAAAAGGAGCACCATGGCGAAGGCGGCGAAGGCTGCCGACTCCGAGGCGAAGTCCAAGAAGAGGGACGACCACGAGCTCGATGAGCTTACGTCGTCTCTCATCAAGGACCTCAACAAAGAGTTCGGCATGAGGGTGGCGTACAACCTGGGCGAGACCGAAGCGCCCACGGTTGTGAAGCGGTGGATCCCGACGAGCAGCGTCCAGATGGACTACGCTTTCCGCAACGCGGCAGGCGGCGGCTACCCGGAGGGGCGCATCATCGAGCTCGCTGGCGTGCCCTCGATCGGCAAGTCGCACTTGGCGTACGCATGTGCAGCCATCGTCCAGAAGATGGGCGGTCTGGTTGTCTACATCGACACCGAGAACGCGACTCCGGTCGACAAGCTGGCGCAGATGGGCGTCGACGTGTCACGGCGGTTCATCTACTGCGACACGCACTGCACCGAAGAGGTCTTCAAGATCGTCGAAGACGTCGTCATGAAGGCCAAGTCCATCGCGGCAACGAAGGACAGGCCCATCCTCGTCATCTGGGACTCGGTCGCGGCGTCTTCGCCCAAGGCCGAGCTCGAGGGCGAGTACGACGACAACACCGTCGGTCTCCAGGCCCGCATCATCAGCAGGGGCATGCGAAAGATCACTGGCGTCATCGGCCAGACGCACGCCACGTTCCTGTGCATCAACCAGCTGCGTGACGCCATCGGGGTGACCCACGGTGACCCGCAGACGACGCCGGGTGGCAAGGCGATCCCGTACCACGCCAGCATCCGTGTCCGGCTGACGAGCGGCACCCAGGTCAAGGACAAGCAGGGCAATATCGTCGGCATCCACGTCATCATGACGGTGAAGAAGAACAAGGTCGCCCCGCCGTTCAGGAAGTACGAGTTCGACATCATCTTCGGCAAGGGGATCGTCGAGCACGAGTACATCTTCGACGAGGTCCGGTCCTACTGCGAGAACAACAAGGTCTTCGGGGAGTTCGAAGTCAACCCGAAGGACGGCAAGCGCAAGTGCGAGCTCAGCATCAGCGGCACCCAGGCCTGGCGACAGCTCCAGGTGTCCGACGCTGAGACGGGAGAGGTCCTGCTCGAGAAGAAGTTCACCAAGAGCTCCTTCGATGAGATCATGGCTGATCCGCTGTACAAGCCCTACGTTGACCGCATCATCGAGGCGGCCTACACGATGGTCACCGGCCAGGTGACCCACGAAGAGGGCGAGTCGCCCGCCACCGACGAGGGAGACGAGTGATCGTCAAGATCAAGCGTTCGTGGAACGGCATCGCGGTCCCGGCGTACCAAACGCCGGGGTCCGCGGGCTGTGACGTCCAGGCCTCAGAAAAGAAGACTGTGCCGGCCAGGGGAATCGCCATTGTCGGCACGGGCCTTTTTCTCGAGGTGCCCTCAGGGTACGAGTGCCAGGTCAGGCCGCGGTCTGGGCTGGCGGCGAAACACGGTGTCACGGTGCTGAACGCGCCGGGCACGCTGGACAGCGACTACCGTGGCGAGCTGAGGGTCATCCTCGCGAACCACTCCGACACCGACTTCGAGATCGAAGCAGGCGACAGGATCGCGCAGCTGGTCTTCGCCCCCGTCGTCCAGGCTCAATTCGAGCTTGCTGACGAGCTTTCGGAGACGAAACGGGGGAGTGGAGGTTTTGGCTCGACCGGTGTATGATGGCGGCATGAAAAACGTCAATCTCCAACGCGTCTTCTTCTGGAACCGCAAGCCCGGTGTGTTCGTCAACAAGACCAACGGGCAGCAGATCCAGCTCGAGGGTCTCAGCATCGGGCCCATGTTCACGGGTTCCGTCCAAGAGTGGTACGAGACCCTGGTCGAGACCATCATCGACATGCGGAACACCCTGGAGAAAGAGGCTCGTTGCAAGGCTGATCGCGTCACTGTCACCTGTGACCCAGACGTCTTCTGCATGTTGAACTGCTCAGTGCTGTTCCACCCGTCGGAAGATGACAGGAACAGTGGGACGCTCTCACAGATGAAGGTCTTCGCTGAGCGCTCGCAGCCGCGCTTCCAGCTGACCGTCGAGATCGAGTACAAGATCGGTGGGCGCACCCAGTCGAAGGCGGGTCGGGTCCACGTCCTGGAGGACTGATGGACGCCAAGGGAAGCTGGAAGATCTCGCCGAAGTTCGATGGGCTCGTTGATGCGATCGTCGCTGTCCGCAAAGAACTGATCGACTCGATCAAGAAGCGGTACCCGTACAGCCGCAACCTCAAAGTCCGCTTCTGCGATGTGCACGCTTCGCCCAAGGTGTGCCAGCTGCTGAGTGCGAGCAAGATGTGGAAGGACTGCGAAGAGTCGAAGGACGACTTCGAGGTCCGTCGCACCGACAAGCGCCCACACTCGCAGAAGATGGTCGCTGACTTCGAGCTGTTCAAGCTCGTCGAGGACACGATCATCGGCGATGAAAACGTCCGTCTAGCGATGGAGTTCGAAGTCAGCAACAACGAGTGGGAGAGCAGCTTTGGCAACGTGGAGCTGGTGTCACGATGAGCGAAGAACCTGACAAGCGATTGACTGCGTCACTGGAGATGTCTGCGAGCACCCTCATGGGCGCACAAGCGCTCCTCCAACAGCTGACGAAGAAGTACCCACCCATCCCACGCCACAACCACTCGATCACCCTGCACCAGGGCAAGCTGCAGCTGAACCTCGTCCACGTGACTCCCTGTGAGAGCGTGACGTTTGATGCAGAAGACCTGGCCAAGCCCGTGGCGCAGCTGGTGCTAGAGATCGCGGCTCTGGTGCCCAAAGAACCGCCCAGACCGGCGGCCTGAACTCCCGACCCGAGTGGGTTACAGTGTAGCCCATGTCCAATACGCGTCCGGTTCTGATCGTCGACGCGATGAACCTCTTCGTTCGCAGCTACAGCGCGTACCCGACGATGTCGGCGCACGGCTACCAGATGGGAGGCTGCATCGGCTTCCTGAAAACCCTGCGAAGGGTGGTCTTCGAGTCACAGCCCAAGGCTGTCTACATCTGCTGGGAGGGAGGGGGCTCAACCAAGCGCCGGCGCCTCTACAGCGAGTACAAGATGAACCGGAAGCCTGAGAAGCTGAACCGGTTCTACGAAGACGACATCCCCGACAACGAGGACAACAAGCGCTACCAGATCGAAGCGCTGCTGCACATGACGCGGTGCGTACCGGTGTGCCAGCTGTACGTCTCTGACTGTGAAGGAGACGACCTGGTCGCATACCTATGCCGCGGACCGATGCGGGCTGAGGACAAGATCATCGTCTCGTCTGACAAGGACCTTTACCAGCTGCTGGATGACCAGACCAAGGTCTACAGCCTGCACAAGAAGACCTTCGTGACGAAAGAGACAGTCATGGAGGAGTTCCGCGTGCAAGCGAAACACTTTGCGCTGGCGAAGGCCCTGTGCGGCGATGCAGGCGACAACGTCCCCGGCATCAAGGGCGTCGGCTTCAAGACTGTCGCCAAGCTGTTCCCGTTCTTGGGCATCGACGAGGATGTGTTGTTGCAGCAGGTCATCGACTACGCGCACACCCACATCGAGGAGTCTCCCAAGTTCCAGCGCATCGTCGAGCAGGAGGACGACGTCAAGCGGAACTGGCGCCTGGTCTACCTCGATGGTAGCATGCTCTCACCGACACAGCAACAACAGATCGATCACCGGATCCAGAACTTTGTGCCCAAGGCAGATAGAATGGGCTTGATGAAGCAGCTGGCCAAGGAGGGGATCGGCGACTTCGATGTGGAGGACTTCTTCTACGCCTTCCACTGCATCGACAACCTGCAACACAAGACGTCCGGAGACGAATGATGACAGAGAACTCTTCCAACTTCGGCCAGTACGGCAAACCCTTCCAAGAGAAGGTGATGCAAGCCCTGCTGTCTGACAGGCAGTGGGCCGAACAGATGATGGAGGTGTTTGACGTCTCTTACTTCGACCTCAAGTACTTGCAGTTCTTGGGGGAGCGCTACTTTGCGCACTCGAAGAAGTACAAGGTCTTCCCGTCGTTCCAACTGCTCGTCACCATCATCCGTGACGACCTGAAGCAGGGCAGCGACATCCTCCTGCGCGACCAGATCATCGAGTACCTGCAGCGTATGCGGGCCAACCCCGACTCGGGCGACCTGGAGTACGTCAAGGAGAAGTCGCTGGACTTCTGCCGCAAGCAGGCGTTGAAGCAACAGCTGTTGGTCGCTGCGGAGCAGATGCAGGACGGCAAGTACGAGGAGATCGTCGAGGGCATCAAGAAAGCTGTCTGCGTCGGGACCACGCCGTCACTGGGCCACGACTTCTTCAACGACTACGAGTCACGCTTCACTCGCCTCCAGCGCAACTGCGTGCCAACCGGCATCGAAGAGCTGGACCGCAAGGAGGTCCTCAACGGTGGCCTTGGCGCTGGTGAGCTTGGCGTCGTCGTCGCTCCCACCGGCGTCGGCAAGAGCCACTTCTTGGTCGCGCTGGGGAGCCAAGCTCTGCGTGAAGGGAAGAATGTCCTCCACTACACGTTGGAGCTGTCTGAGGCCGCGGTGGGTCTGAGGTACGACTCCAACCTGGTCGACATCGACAGCAACATCGTCATTGAGAACAAGGACAAGGTCATCGAGGCCTACAAGAGCATGCAGCTGGGCCGGCTGATGATCAAGGAGTTCCCGGCCAACACTGCGACCATCTACACCATCCGCGCTCACATGGAGCGCTTGGACCTTCGCGGCTTTCGCCCGGACCTGCTGCTCATCGACTACGCCGACATCATGCGGTCCAGCCGACAGTATGACTCGCTTCGCCACGAGCTGAAGTTGATCTACGAAGAACTGCGATCGTTCCTGCAGGAAAAGCACATCCCCGGGTGGACAGCATCGCAGTCCAACC